CCGATATTACCCCGGCGGCTCAATTTATATGAAGTTTTCGATTACCGATAAGGTAACGGCCTCTGATTTTATTTACACCGAAATTTTGAAAGTCATTAACGCATATCCGAAAATCGACGGACAGGGCAAATTTTCAATCAAACCATTTAAAGCCAATATCTCTGAGGGCACCACTCAGCCAATCACGGAGGATAACATTATCGGGATGCCGACGTGGGACGCGAACCTGGCCGCGCTAATTAACGAGGTCTATTTTTATTACAACCACGACGGTTCAGAATATCTTTCCGAAACCTATTTTATCGACGGCACGAGCTTAAACAACCGGGGACCAGGGAAGAAGCCGTTGGAGGTAAAGTCTAAGGGCTTACACGTAGACACAGCCCCCGGGTCGGTAAACGGCAGGGCGGAGGACATTATCGCAATCCGGCGAGGGAAGGTGTTCGCCCGGTTCGCAAGCCCGCCCACAAAGATCAAGTGCAAGTGTTTTTTTAGCAGATGGCTAACCGAAGCAGGCGACATCGTACCGTTCACACACTCAAAGCTCCCGGACATCGAGTCAGGTGTCAGGGGCTACTCAGCGTACAACATGGAGGTCGTTAACCGAACGGTTAACTGGAAGGAGGGGTCGGTCACGCTTGAACTTCTAAACACCGGATTTGACAACCCCGCTAACTATGGCGTGATCGGCGGCACGTCGTCAAAAATCGGATCAATAAAAATATCATGAGGTGAGCCATGACAGCTTTTGACATATCAGCATACAGATCAATTTTAGAGTCAGAAACCAACACAGGCGCGGACATCAACAAAGAACTGATGGACCAGATCCGGGAAAACCTCGAAGCGCTCCTGATGCTGACGTTTTGCACAGGTGATTCCGGCACGGCAACGAGCGACCCGGGAGACAACACATCCGGCATATTGGTGGACACCGGGGCAAACTACGGGACTGACGTTCACAACGGGCGGGTGCTGCTGATTACATCCGGGCTTGCAATCGGCAATATGTACCAAATTGATGACACGAGCGCCAACAATATAAACTGCGACGGTGATAATCTGTATGCTGATGGAGTGAGGAGCGGGGACTCGTATCGGGTGCTTTACAATGTAAAAGACACGACTGGCGGGCACACGCACAACGGTATTGACTCGGCGTTTACGATTTTGCGGCAGCTAAACTTAGGCGACTATGCAGCCGGCACAGTGCTGGAGGCGTCATCTGACGCTGAAGTGACCACGACATCAACCACCTATGTGAAGCTAAAAGAGTTCTACATCCCACGGGGCGGGACGATCAACGTTCAGTTTGAGATGCGACCAACGACGAACTCCGCTTATGCTTACGCGCAAGTGTACCATAACGGAGTCGCGATAGGCACGGAACAATCAAACAATTCATTCACATACGCAAACAAGTCTGAAAATATCTCCGGCTTTGCGGCTGGTGATTTAGTTCAAATTTATGCCCATGGGACAAACAATGACACAGTGTATATTAAAAACGCTCGTCTGTACGTCGCTGATTCGTTTCAAGCGCATGTAATCACTTAAGATAGAGGCCCCCGGCTTATCAGGGGAAAAGATAGTCCCGGTTAAAAAAGCCATATCGCAGCCGAACTACATCAGCACTGCGACATTCAAAACCAAAATAAGCGTAAAGGAGACTGAGAAGTGAACAAACTTTTTGCAATTTTAGTGATCGGATTTTTTATGGTGGGATGTGGGACGCTGCAAGTTAAAAACCCGGTGTGCGAAAACGCTCCGGAGTGTTCGCTGATCTGCCAGAAGATTCCGGAACCCGAAAGCGTGGACCTGCTCCTAAAACTGGCGAATGATGAAATGTTGTACCGTGGAACATACACCGTGGCACAGGCCAGTGATTTTCTGGACCGGATCGAAGGGTATGTGATGGATATCACGACTTACTCCGGGCTGATCCTGGCCGTGAACAGGGAGCTTGAACTCTTGCCGCTACTGATTCGGAATAAGCTTTTTATCCTGGCGGATGCGACGTATGAGATCAACGTAGCGCTTCCGATTTGCGATTTTGACCGTGGGCTGATCCTGAAAGAGATTGCTGAGCAGCGGAAAATGTTGTTGATGTATTAAGATTAAGAAAAGAGCCCCCGGCTTACCACCGGGGGCTTAAGATTAATAGACAGGCGCGCAAGGCGTACTTTGAGCGGTTTGGAAAAGATCGACACTTTTATAAAGCGGGCTCCCCAAACTATCAGCCCACTCCATTCGGTCGTTGCACATCGAACACGGCCCGTTAAATTTATCACAATCTTTCCGAGTACATCTCAGACACGGGGCACCCTTCCCGGCAGCGATCTCTTTTAGCGGTAGGTCTTGGATGACGTACATGGCAGGCATTTCCCGTTTCGTGCCGCCCTTCCTTCTGTACGTGATCCCGACGCGGGTTATTTCGTCGCTGATCGTTTTGTTGGTGATGTGTAAGATGTGTTGAATTTGGCCTATTGTGAGTTTTTGATCCACGTACATTTCCCGGAGCATCGTCGCATGGTCCGGAAAGTGTAGCCCGTACGCCTTGTTCACGCGGGCCACGGCCTTCGGCCAGTTGATTTGGTGGTGGACGCCTCCCCGTTTTTTTACCCCCATAGCAGCACCCCCGCCCAAAAAGCAAGGGCCGTGGCAATACAGATAGTAACCATCGCTGTTTCGTGTCCGTGGGTCCCTTTTGCGGTTATTGAAATAGTAAAAAGCGAAGTTATTATGCTCAAAAGTTCCGCCCAAAATATTACGCTTATAAAAAGCCTCATAGCTCCCCCATTTTTTTATCGTTCTTGTAAAATTTCGGTAGGCCTTGGGTAAAAAAATAGTGCCAACCGTCCTCACCCACTGGCAACCAGTCCCGAGTCAGGCACTCCTCTCTGACCACGAATTTCTGCCCGTGCGTGATCCCTATTTTATCCCCCGGCAGGATGTATTCACGGCCTCGCGGAGTGCAGATGTACGGCGCATTAAACAGGTACGCCTTTGCGTTTTGCTTTGAAACGACGGCTATCCGGTCAGCGATGATGTCGAATGGCACGCAGTCATCCCTCCCGTCGAACAGGGCTTCGGTAGGGTCCGTGATATTAATTATTTTAAGTCGTGATTTATACGTTCCCACAACCTTTCTACCTCCTCCCCATCCAGTGCCTCGATCATCTCAGCGGCCATAATCCTCGCCTCTCGTTGCTCTGAGCGGCTCCAGCCATACGGGTTTCTTAAGATTCTTAACATCGTTTGTTTATCCATTTACTCCTCCTCTTCGATAATCTCATGAGACCAACAAATTTCCGTTTCTTCATCAAAACAGCAATCAAAATCCGCCTCCCCCATGGCGAGTTCCTCCGCCTCATCTTGGCAGGTTGCTTCGACAGTGACTTCATCGGTCTGGACTCTCTCGACGCAAACGCGCCATTTCCTCAGTTTCCCTGCAGCTATCGCAGCCTCGCGCTCTTCGATGCGCCTAACAATCGGCTCCAGCTCACGCAATGCGGCAATTTGCTCAGGGTCCCCAAAAACCAAGGGGCGTTTTAAAGCTGCCGGTAATCTGTGATCTGGAATTAATGGGTGCAGTTGCATTTAATCCACCTCCAGCCCCTCAATAAGCGTCCCGATATAACAGCCGCCCTTATTCCCATTATATGACGTTCGAGCCCTTCAAATGCCTCGATAACGTCATCCATTTCCCTACGGATCAACTCCATGCTTGGGACTTTTTTTTGGTCTTCCGGATGATAACTCCACCATCCAAACCGATCTATCTTGCAGGCAATACGTGTAACTTCGCGGCATTCCTCGGCCGCTCTTGTTAGCGGCGAGCCAGTATCTTTATATGTTGGGTTGCTCATTTGCTCCTCCTCCCCTTGTTTAAATTTGTGCGTCCAATTTAATATGACGCCAAGTTTTATTGATTGTAATTTGCCGTACCGTTGAACGGCAGACACCATACAGATCTGCAAAATAACTGGCCGGTTTTTCTGCGTGGGCTTTTATTTCTTTCACCTGGCTAACGGTTAATTTAGTTCTGCCGCCCCGCGTTCCTCTTGCGGTACGGTCTCTTTCGTTTCTGTCTCTGTTGTTATCGCCCTGGGTACCGAGTTCAAGATGCAGCGGGTTAATACAGCGAGGGTTATCGCATTTATGCCGAACCACCATCCCTTTGGGAATGCCTCCATGTACCTTTGAATAAATGTAACGGGCCGCTGATGCTGTTTTCCCATTAAGCTTACATTGTGGGTACCCGTCTTTATTTAAAAACCTGCCCTTACAAATAAAACATCCGTCCTTATTAATGCAAAATTTAAACTCCGTCGTCACCAAGCCTTGTCCCCCTCCTCGCTGTTTAAAAGTTGTTTGAATGTTGTTTGGCTTATTTTTGGAGCCAGCGTTGACGCGGCTTTTTGTTTTCGGCCCTAGGTTCAACTCCCGCCGCCTCCACCACTTATACCCAGTGCTTACGGGTCTTTCGGGGTTTCAAGCTCCCCCTCGATGTTGTTTGAATGTTGTTTGGTTGTTTGATGTTGTTTAAGCTCCTCTGGGTCAAGAAACGGGTCTCTCGAAATTAACTCAATAAGCAAGAAGAGCGCTTTGACGACATCCTCTTTTTCATATAACCGCCCAATAATTACCCTATGATACCGGTCGTTGTCCCAAACAGCGCATATCTCCATCTGACCGACCAGCTCTCGCTCTTTTGAGAGCCATAAGCCTGTTAATTTTGCCTTGCCGCTCACTCATTCCTCCTCTTCTTAAGTTCCACCACCTCGCCTCTGCCACGTCCTGTTTCATAGCGGCATAAAACTTTCTATCGTCATACTCTCTGTCTGACTCCGTACACCCTAAAAAATATCCAAAATCGTGGCAATCACAGGAAGCGTGAAAAATCCATTCAGGGACCGGAACCCAGCCCCCTTTAGGGCCTCAACCGTTACAGACGATGGCTTTTTCTTCCTCTGTTAGATCTGCGAACTTTAGCATCTAAAATTCCTCCCGAAGATTAAACAATTTCACTCCAGCTTCTTCAGCGGAGCCATACTGGAACCCCCAACACTGGCCATGCCGCCTAAACATTTCTTTCCTGGCTTCGTTGTACGTGCCATTAATTACGGTATAGCAATCGCGCCCCCATGTGAAATACCAGTCTTGTATTTTATTCTCTTGCCCCGCTTGCCTTTTCATCTTTTACCCCTCTCCCGCCCATAATACTCAGCGATATTGACCGCATCGGCGCGGCCATGATTTTTCTTGTTTTTGAACCAAGGCTTCTTGCCGTAAAAATGCCGGGCCCTCAAAAGCGACTGTGTTTTAGTCGTGCCATGAAACTCGGACAGCATCGCCGCCTGCCAAGTTCGCGGAGCGACCTCAACCGCCGGAATCCCGATCCCCCGAAGCAAACCGACGTAAAACTCATAGTTCCCGACGAGCTTCGACACGCTGACAGCTTTATTCCGGTCGCGGCCTGATGCCCACTGCTTTTCGATCACGGCCAGACACCGGCCCTCCCACTCCTCCCAGAACTCTCTTAACGTCGCCTCAGCCGTTCCTCTGCCCACCCAGTCCTGAATGCCGACAATCCGTGGGCGCTCGTCGGTGATCTCAAGCCCTGCGAGAGCGCCGGGGGCGCTTACACTCACCCCCGGATCTATTCCGATATAGAGCCTACTTTCCAATTTTTACCCTTTCTGCGGTCCCGATTGAGTCCGCATAGATTACACTGATTGAGCCATGGGCGAGCGTGTTACACTGCATCAGGTGCCCGCAAACTGTCCGCTCACACCCCGCGCAAGCTCCCATGCCTTTTACTGCGGTGAGGCACCGAAACGTCCCATTTTCCGTCGCGAGTCTGAAACCGGTCAATCCCGCTTGTTCCTTGAACTCTTCGCCCACGACCCCCTCGATCATAACTGCGTTGATTTTTTCAGGCACTTTTTCTCTCCTTCCACTGTTTATGTCGACACGTCCAACATAACCTCTACCGGCCGCTTCATATCGTGATGACGAACTCTTTATACACGGTTTTTTTCTTGGCCTTCCGGATCTCTCTTGCCGCCGCCTTTTCTTGTTTCGCAAGCTTTTCAAGCCGGGCCTTTTCACGGAGCTCTTCGTTGACCTCCTTCAGGCGCTCCCCCGCTCGGCGGACATAAGCCATGCGCCTGCCGAAATATTCCTCACTGCAAAGCAGGCCAACGCATAGCGAATAAGAGCCCGTACCGGCTGGGTCACAGATAAGCCGGTTTTCATCGCGATCCGACCAAACACTAGGCTCATCGCCTATGTACTGGTTTGGGAGCTCATCTACCGTCAACGCATTGATCTCTAATACTCGGATACCTGTCTTACCTGTAATCTCGTCTCGGTCCTTTTTTGCTCTGATCGTAATCGCCATATTTACCTCCTTAAAACTGTTCGTCGTTTGCTGGCCCTGCAAGGGCGCCGATTAGTGTGATCAGCCGCTTACAATCCTCTTCGGTGCGCGGCTTCCCGTGTCTTTTAATTACTGACTCTGCAATTTTCGGGCTTCTGACTTTAAGCTCGTTGAGCTTGTCGATGCTCGGCATTATCCTTGCTGCCTTCGTGTGGACCAGGGCGAGCAGGTTCTGCGCTTCCGGGATACTTCGCGGCTCCTTGTCCCCAACCGGCATCTTGAGCTCAAACTGAGCCTGCTCGATAAGCTCTTTCGGGTATCCGTCTATTTTCATGCAGATCTTGTGCATCCGATCGAAGTCATCTTCTGAACCGCTGAAAAATAGGGGAGGCTCTTCTTGAGGAGTGATATCAATCTGTGATGGGGCCTCTGTTTGTGCTGGAGCTTGCTGGGGTTCAGGGGTGGTTCCCATGATTCGGTCCCAAGCGGCTTGGTCTGAGCCGTTTTTGCCGAAGAACTTTTGCTTGAACCCGGCCTGGTTTTCGGGAGCAGCGGCCGCGAACTCGTCTCTATGGTCGATCAGAATGGCCTCAATATTCACTTGGCCCCTTCGGAACTTCCAATTCTTGTCATCATCCCACCAATTTTCGGGGGAGGGCGCGAGCCGTTCTGGTTCCGGCTGCGCCTGTCCGGTCCGCATCCGTGGGTCCTCATCCCTGGCCTTTGCGGACTCAGCTGGAGGCTCTGGCTGTTTGGCAGAGGGCGCGGGTTGTTCCGGGGTCTGGATTTCATACGTTATCTTCTGCCCAGGCTCTTCGGTTACGGCCACTGGAGTAACCTGCCGCATCGGGATAACGTCCTCAAGCTCCTCTCGGGTTTGCATACCCATCAAGCCTTCCGAATAATGTACCCGCCCAAAAAAGGAGGCCGCGCGGTACATAAACATGGGCTCGGGCATGGTGTTCCACTTTGATTTTATTACGCCAGGCCCATTTCGCTTTTGTTTGTCTATGTTCCACCCTTCAGATTTAACCATCTTCCATGTAACCTTCGGCCCCCTTAATTCATCGCCGGTCGAGAGCCTTTTCGCGTAAGCGTAGCAGCCGTACTCGTCGCCTTCACCTTCAAACTTATACTGCAACGGCGAAAACTTGTTACTCCCGTTAATGATGGCTGAGACGAGCTTCCCTTCCATCCCAGGTCGCCCATGTATCACGGAAACGCTCTGCATTACCGCGAACGGGTCCATATTTAACCGGGCCGCAAGGTTAAACGCGATTATACAATTCCCCACGTTGTTCTGGTAATGATCCGGGATCATCGTTGACTTTGAAAACATCTGCGCTACTCGTTGAGCGTGTTCAAAAAGCTCAACATTGAAATAGAATGAGTCCGATGTAGGCACCGGCATAGACGCACCGGCAGCTGGTAAAGCTTCCATAAACTGGTCTCCTTATTTATTCGTTGTTTTTCTGGCAAAATTTGGGGGATAAAGCATCTGAGTCCCCCTCGGATAATGAGGTTTCTGATTCTTTTCTTTCATTGAAGCGTAAAGCTCTAAAGATGGGATGATTTCTTTTTCTGCAATATTCCGATACTCTCGGGGTAATTCATAAATCATGACGCCATAAGGTGGAGTTGTTTCGACACAAACAAATTTGTAAATGTTATGCGGTTTGCCGGTAATTGCTGTCAGACCCTCAAGCTCGAAGAATAGGGACCAGTGATAACACATGTCGTAGAAGTGGCGCTGTTGGAAGGCTGGGGTGGCGTCTGCGGTAGTTTTGAGATTGATCACAATACCGGGTTTTAAAGCGTCGGGACGGCATTTGAGTTGAACGACTGAGCCGTCGGGAGTTGTGTACTCGTAGAAGCCTGAAACTTCCACATTGCCGCCTGTGAGCAGGTCGGCGGCCTCTTCATGTTCTGGGTTTTCATAGATTGATTCGAAAACCCGCTTAGCTGTTTCGTAATCTCCGGCTGAGATAATTTGTTTGCCGGGGTTTTCTTCCTGGAACCTTACCCAGTCTTTTCCGGATTTTACGAACTTAGTTTGTTTTTCGGGTGGTTTTTTGTACGGGTTCATCGCAGGCATCGCAACGATTTGGTCGATTTGCTCGGGTTCAAGCACTACTGTGTGGCAAAGGGTCCCGGTTGACATTTCCGGCGAGTAATCCTTGCCCTTCTTGCGTAGCCCCATCTGAGCCTCGAACTTTATTAAACCGGATCTGGCTAACTCTGGGGCCGCTAAATATCGGCCCATGGGGATATTGTATAAGCCTTGTTTCACTCTTCCTCCCTTTCTGGCAGCTCTGAGACTTCTTTGGCCCACTTTGAGGCCTGTTTCTCCTTACCCTCAAACAAACACTCACAATATTTCTTATATGGGGATCTCGGATGCTCACAATATCCGCCCGGCCATTTGATAGGGCAATTTTCCTTACAAGCGTCGTATTGCGCGCCCCCTTTGCCTCTAAAAACAGGCTTCACGTAACCGCATAAATAGCAGTCATTTCTTATATCTTCGAGGATAAGCGGTGGGTAGGTGCCTTTAAGTGCGGCAGGATGCCTTGCAAGCCACCGCCAATGTGTCCTGAATTTTTCTATCGCTTCTTTTCTTGTCACGTCTCCTCCTTCGTTAAAGTTTTGGCCCCAGCGGGGGATACCACCGGGGCCTCGTATCACTATATTTTGTCTGAGCTATCCGATGGCATCGCCTCCTCCAGTTCTATTGTTTTTGTCCGTTTTTTATAGAATAAATCGACATCGTGGAAAGGTCAATATTTTTTTTAATAAAACTTCAAAAATTCGGTAGACTATGGGCGAAACGCAAGGAAGACAGTGCTTCCCGGCGTTTTTATTTTTTAAATAAGGTGCTTGATATTTAGGACAGTGGTCTGCGGGAGGTTGAGGCAACGGTTATAGAGCTCAAGTTCAGTGATTTCGCCGGCCAGGTAAAGCTTAACGCCTTCGGGGGCGTCGCCGGTTTCGTGCATTTGTTTTATGATGTTTTCCCCAAGCTCGATGATTCCGAGCTCTTTACACGCCTGGCGGATAATAGCAGCTGGTCGGTCTTTTGGCACGGTGGTTTTAAAAAGTTTAAACACCCATGCTGTTTCAATTGGCGCAGCATTTTCAGAATCATCGGAGAATAACGCCGCCGCTGGTAAGCCGAAATACTGCGCGATTCGTTGGCGGTGACGCTTCTGTGGCATCGTATCGCCGTGAATCCATGTATACAGCGTGTTGTCTCCAATTTTCAATTCCTTTGCGATCTGAGCGGGACCTTTCCCTTGCTCTTCCATGTAATCTTTTATAACCTTTTCGAATCGTCTCATGTTACGCCTCCACTTTTTTGTTTCTGTAAAACCTATTGTTTTAGATAATTATATAATAAAAACGTATTAAGTCAACAGATATCTAATATTTTTAGTTGATTTATTTTTATGGTGGCATTATGATTGATTTTACCGAAATTATGTAGTTTATCTAAAAATATAGGAGGGGGTGTGCGTATGAAAAAACCAAGTAATCTTAACGAGTTGGCTGAGGCGCTCGGCATCAAGCCGGTAACACTGCAACGGGATAAGTCCCGGGCAGCGGATGGGTTCGGGTGCTCGAATCTTGATCGCGTCGCCAAGCTGGAGGAAATGTTTAATATTGATCGGAGGCTGTTCCTTTACCCGGCCGAGTACGGTAACCCGTGGCCGATTGTTTACATAAAATTATCAGGAGGTAAGGATGATAAAGTTAAACCAAAAACTCAAGGAAAACCCGGTCTTCAAAAACGCCCGGCTGTTTAAGTTTTACGTCGAGCTGCTTTTTGAAGCTGAGGCAAAAGGGATGGTCCACCGAGAGACGTTGAGCATGTTCGAAGCCAAGGCGCTTGCAGAGCTTAAACGATGTGGCTTGATTCGGACTGAGGAGTCTGGCGGGCGGTGTGGGCTGGTTTTGTATCCGTTGGAAGTTACGTAGGAGCGTCATATGGTAGCATCCCCACAAACAGAAGATGGCTACTTTAAACTATCTAATGAGCTTGCAGAGGCGTTTTCACGCCTTCAACTTTCCGGGAATCAATGGCGGATTCTATGGGCCATTCTCCGGCAGACATATGGATGGAATCGGAAAGAGGACAAGATCAGCTACACGCAGTTTTGCCAGAAAACCGGGCTGGATAGGCGGCATGTAGGACGTGAATTAAAGTCCCTGATTAACAGAAAGATCATTGCCAAAATTGGCAATAGCAATCCTGTAACATACCGTTTGCAAAAGGATTATTCACAGTGGCTACCATTGCCAAAATTGGCACCTATTGCCAAAAATGGCAATGCTGCTATTGCCAAAAATGGCAATGCTGCTATTGCCAAAAATGGCAACGATACGGACCTCTATACCAATATAGTTAAAGACACTATTAAAGACACTATTAAAGACAAGAAAGAAAAAAAGAATGGGGGTCCGAAGGTTAAGCCTTTAATTTATCCGGAATGGTTGGATCTGGAGCAGTGGAAAAAGTTTAAGGCTCACCGCAAAAAAATGAAAAAGCCTCTTACCGAGTATGCCGAAACCTGTGGGCTTAAAAAGCTTGAACGGATTATAGCTTTAGGCTTTACACAAGAGGAGGTTATCCAGAACTCAACCGATAACACCTGGTTGGGTTTGTTCGAACCGAAACACAGCACAAGGGGCCAACCCATCCAGCCCAGGAACTATCGGGAAGCTCAGGATGCTGAGCGCCGCATGTTGGCACAAAAATACATCGAAGATGGAGGAGTGTTCGATGAAGATCCGGAAAGAAGCAATAGAGAGGGCGATAGCGGGTTGTTGCCATCGCCGGTTGATCAGAAGCCCAGAAAGTGAGGCTGAACGTAAAGCTACAGCGCTTGCCTGGGGATCTGATTTTTCTGGATACCAGGAGGAGGATTTTTTCGTTGCGATGAAAGCCCATTGGCGAGAGTCTGATTTTTTCCCGACGCCTCGGCAACTGATCGACAGACTTAACGCTGCGGCCACGAACCGGCAGATGCGGACTCCTGTCCAGCAGATTGGGTACACCCCGGAGGATATGACCAAGGAAGAAATACGGGAGATCCGGAAACAGAACTTTCCGAAGCTGGTCGCCGGGATTGGGAGGAAGATTTGAACGTAATTTCTTGTTTTGATAGAAGCACTGTGTTCGTTAAACCGTGGGCTAAGGCGGTGTTTATGACAAATCGGCCAAGGATAAGCGCCCAGAATATAGCTCAGATTAGCGCACAGGCCACTGGCTGGACGATCAGGCGTGAGGGTATGTGATTGTATAGACCATGGCAATTAAATTCGGTATAGGGCAAATTAGAGCGTTTTAGGGTTTTTAAATGGAGGAAGATGTGAAAAAGCTGTGGACAGACCAAGAAAATCGATTTTTAAAACTGCACTATCCGGATACCCCCACATACCAGTTAGCTGAGAAGCTTAACCGGTCAACGCGGAGCGTATATCACCACGCCTACGCTCTCGGCATTCAAAAAAGCAAGGAATTTTTAGATACACCAATGTCTGGTCGCTTAAGGGCTGGGAACCGTTGCGGTGAGCCTACAAAATTTAAACCCGGTCACAAACCACACAATGCTGGGGTAAAGGGGTGGCAGGCTGGCGGGAACGCTACAAAAACCCAGTTCCAACCAGGACACCGGCCGCATAATTCGGTCCCTGTTGGGAGCGAACGCGTCACAAAAGATGGAATCCACCAGCGGAAGGTAAGTGAGCCTAATAACTGGAGGAGCATACACGCCTTGCTATGGGAAAAACATCAGGGGCCGGTTTCAAAGGGATGTATCGTTGTGTTTAAAAACGGGAATTCGTCGGATATCAGGATAGAGAATCTTGAGATGATCACCCGTGGCGAGAATTTGGTTAGAAACTCCATAAATAATCTTCCTAAGCCGTTGGCTGAGGTATGCCGACTCAGGGGAGTGCTAAACCGTCATATCAACAAAAAAAGGAGAGCGCATGAAAAACAACAGGATTGAGGATTTACGAAACCAGTTATTTTTAACCATCGAGGCCTTGCTGGACAAAAAAAATCCGATGGATTTGGATCGAGCCAAAACGGTTAGCGAAGTGGCTGGAGCTATCATCCAATCAGCTAAGGTCGAGGTTGATTTTTTGAAAGTTACGAATGCAATTGAGGGCACCGGATTCATTCCGTATGAGCCGAGGAAGCCTTTGGAGATTGCGCAATAACAAAAAAAGCCCCGGCGATTAACCGGGGCTTAATAATGTGTTCCCATAAAATCCTCAAACTGTGTTTAAACTCAAATATTACATTTTCGTAATCTGTCGTTTTCCGAATATCGTAATTTCCTCCTTTCTTCCTCCCTGTCTTATCCTCCTGCTCTCCGTCCGTGTCCGTGGGCTATTTTACCCACGATGAGGTCATTTGGGGCCCTGTGTCACGATACGCCTGGGTTTGGGTTAGTTCCGATGGGGCTTTCGTACTCCCTGCCCATCTACCCGCCTCCCGCGTGTCCGCCATGCCGGGGTGAGGTGTTTTGTAGGCATCGATGACAACCCGAGCGCCCAACGCGAGCGGCGGACCATCGATCACATCGGTTTAGAACCGGGCCGGGTTCTAAGGGCCTCCGATGCGGCCTCCGTTTTTTGAGGTCTTCCCATTTTCAAAGAACCTTTCTTTCTCTTTCACTATAAATAGAATACATATTCGGCCCTTGTCAATCATTTTTTTAGATGTTTTATAAAAATATTGCATTATAATTAAAAATATGCGTATTTATGAGAAAACCTTTAAAAATTATGGGGGCTCGATGAAAGTATCCGAAAAACGTATGATTGCGATTGAGATCGCCAAGCAATTTTTAGGCCGTCCGTACACATGGGGTGGGGATGATCCAATGCGTGGGTTTGATTGCTCGGGCCTTGCGGTTGAGCTTTTAAAGTCCGTTGGGGTGTTACCCCGGAGAGGCGACTGGACGGCGCAAATGCTTTGGAACCGGTTCGATAATTTTGGCGTGATGGTGTCAGAGCCATATTGGGGATGTCTGGTGTTTTGGAAGTCGGGGGGCGAGATTATCCATGTCGAAATGTGTCTCAACGACGAGCTGTCAATCGGAGCATCTGGCGGTGGAAGCAAGGTAAAGACGCTTGAGGATGCGATAAAACAAAATGCGTTTATCAAAGTCAGGCCATTCCGGAGCAGGAGTGGCCTTTTTGGTTTTGTAGATCCATTTTTATTGCCGAGGAGGGGGGCGTGAAAGAAGAGCATTGTGAATGCCACGGTAAGATTTTGGAAAAGCTTAAGCGTCTTGAAGCGGATGTAGGGCATCAAGAGAGTATGTGGGAGGCAATTAAGGGCAAGGTCTGCATGTCAACGTTCAAGTGGATCGTAGGTATCTTGTTTGCACTGACGATCACGCTTTACGGCCAGATCATCTACTCTCAACGGACGATTCAGGACGGAATTACAAAAAGTACTGTGGATATCGCGGTTATGGCTAAAGCCCTTGAACAAATTGAAAAGGGGATGAAGTGAAGATCGAAGAGTTACGGAAGCATATTGGTGAGTTCGTCGTGGTCGAGAACCCTTTGGGCACGACTATTGAGCGTAAGCTTAAGCTTGATTCGGTGCAACGGGCCCCACTTGATGCGAGGTTTGACACCTGTGTGGTGTTTGACGGTCAGAGGTATCGCGTCGTGGCGTGCTCGAAGGTTATCAAGGTGGAGGGGGATGGATGATCGATAAACGGAAGGCGTTCACCGTTGGGATAATATGGTTTATCATTGGTACGCTGCTTGGCTGCGAGGTGTTGACCGTTGTTGGGGTCACGCTCACCGGGCTTTCGTTTGTTGTGGATTAATCGGAGGAGGGGGCGAATGATTAGAAATTGCAAAACATGCTGTGGGACGGGGATCGTTCACGATCCAGCTTGTAGCAGGTGGAAATTTTGGCGGGTCGTGCCTTGCCCGGAGTGCGGTGGCCGTTATGGGTATCAGCCACGTCCACCCGCCGAGCGCCCAGTTTATTCACCGCACTCGCGAAAACGTGCACCATCGCAAAAGCGTATCATAAGCGAGGGTATAGGCTGTAAGCGCGAGGTTAAGGAGGATAGGGTTAAAGTTAAGCTGATAAGCCTCCACAATGAAACCACGGGGGCAGACTGCATAGTTTCCGTGCACCTTAACGACCATGTGCCGGTGTTGTGTGCTTTGGATATAGGCGATGAGGCTACATTCGTGAAGATGAGGGAGGTGGATGATCGATAGGCTGGCAATAGCGGAGCTAATCGCTTTGGGTGCGGTCGTTGCGTTGGGCGGCTGGTATCTCCTGGGGCTGGTTGAGGGTTGGATTAAACGTAGGGGGAGGAGAGGGGAGCAAGATATGAAAGAAAGAATGTTTTGTGTGTATGTGGCTGAGGACGGTAGCACGAGCATGTGCGAGCCATCACAAGAGGGGTGGGAGAGTTTAGAGCGTAAGGACGATGAGAGCGCGAGGTATTGGAAGGGGTGGGAAGAGATGAAGTATGACGCTGTCTGCGCTCGGATATGGGAAGCGGTTAAAGCACGATTCGATGAGCTTAACCCTAAGCTTGATGAGTAAAGTTTGCTTAAGCTCGGAGCTTAAGACCTTTGTCTTTCATGGGTCCTCTGAAACGTTTTTTTCATACAGGGTTCCGAAGGGCGCGACGTTTTTTTAGTTACTGGGGCTCAAACTGAGTTAACAGGTTTATATATGGAAGCGGTAACAAAAACACAGTTCTCAAAAACCATCGGGGTAAGCAAGGCCCGCCTGACAGCGATGCTTAAGGAGGGCTTGATCCCCCCTGAGTGCCTCGTAGGTGAGGGTCGTCACGCAAAGATTGACCCTGAGAAAGCGGCGAACTTTTTAAAAAAGCGCCTCGACCCGTCACGCGAACCAAAGTCCGACCTAAGCTCTTTTGGAAAGAGTATCCAACCCGTCGATACCGGTAATGGGGACTACGGCGCCAGATTCACGAAAGCCCGGGCGATCAAAGAGGAACTCCTGGCCGTCAAGATCCAACTTGAGATCAACGCCCTGGAGGATCAGATCAACCGCAGAATTGAGAAAATAGCGTTTGAGAAGGCCCGGAGCGTCCGGGACGCAATCCTGATGATCCCCGACCGTGTGAGTGATCTCTTGGCGGCCGAGACCGACGCGCTCAAGGTCTCGGCCTTGCTCACAAACGAACTGATCCAATCGCTTGAGGATTTGTGCTGAATGCAGACACGATATATTCCGAAGCGTTTTCGAATGGACTCCGGCCAGATCCGCAGATTGATTTTGTGGAGTGGGCCAACACGAAGATGCGACTCCAACGGGAGAGCAGTGTTGAGCCAGGTCACTACCGCACGTCCCGGACGCCATACGTAGAGGAAATTCTGCACGAACTATCCCCCCAGTCCTCAACGACTGAGGCAGTGGCGATCAAACCAACACAGTTCGGCTTTACCGTTCTCGGTAATATTTTGCTCTTTGGAACCGCTGACTTATATCCAGCGCCGTGTATGTTCGCCATGCCGACCGAAGCTATGGCGCAGAAGCACAGCAAGAAGAAAGTCGCTCCTGCGCTCAAGGAGATCCCATGCCTGAGAGATAAGGTCCGCCCGGCAAAGGCCAAAGACTCCGGCAATACAATTCTCTTAAAGGAGTTCCCCGGCGGCTCATGGACGTTCACCGGCACAAACTCCCCTGTGTCTGCCCGGTCGGACTCAATCAAGATCCTGATCTTAGACGACCTTGACGGCTTTGTAATGGAGATGGGGGACGAGGGCGACTACACGCTTCTTGAAAACCGGACCGACGCTTTCGGGAAGCGGAAAAAGATCTACAAGAACTCGACTCCGACCATCGCAGGCGTCTCTCACATCGAGCGGGAGTTCAAGGATTCGAGCCAAGGCCATTACCAGCTGGCCTGCCCCCGGTGTGGAAAGTATCAGTACCTTGTGTTCGGCGGGAAGGATACCGCCTATGGCCTCAAGTTCAAGCACAACTCAGCAAACGAGGTCACAGAGATTTGGTATGTGTGCGAGCACTGCGGGGGCCGGATCGAGGAGCATGAGAAAACCGAGATGTTTAAAACCGGGAAGTACGTCCACAAGTTCCCGGAGCGTCGGAAGCGCGGATTTAAGATCAACTCGCTGTATTCTCCCCCAGGGTGGGTATCATGGGCGCAAGTTGCCGAGGAGTTTCTTAAAGCCGGCAATAATAAGCAGAAGCTCAAGCGGTGGACCAACACCCGGATGGCCGAGGCGTTCGACGAAGCGGGCAGCCGGCCCGACTGGGTGAAGCTAAAGGCCCGGTGCGAACCCTACAAGATCATGACCGTGCCGGCCGGCGGTAAGCTCATTACCTGCGGCTTCGACACGCAAGATAATCGCCTGCCGGTGGTGATCCGGGCATGGGGCAAGGGCGAGGAAAACTGGCTGATATGGCAAGGCGAACTGATGGGGGACCCGGCGCAACAAGCGGTGTGGGACCAGCTGGATGGATTGCTTAACCGAACGTATCAGCACGAGTCGGGCGCTCAACTCAGGATTCTCTCCATGGGAGGCGATACTCAGGGCCACAGAACGCAAGCCGTTTACAATTATTGTAGACAACGAGACCCGATAGTCTTCGCCCTGCAGGGTGCGTCAAAGGCGGGCCGGCCAGTCATAGGGCGTCCGACGTTGCAGGATGTGACGTGGCAAGGGGAGACGATCAAAGACGGGGTGCAGCTGTGGCCGATAGGAACCGACACCGCAAAGTCAGTGATCTATTCCCGGTTTAATCTGATTGCAAACCCGGAGTTTGACAGCAATCCCGGCGTGTATCACTGGCCGATGGGGACCGATGACGAATATTTTCAACAAATAACAGCAGAAAAGCTGGTGACGGGCTTCGACCGAAACGGCTATGCAAAACAGGAGTGGAAGAATGTGCGGTCAGGGGGGCGAAACGATTTCTTTGACGCCGAGGTCTATTGCTACGCAGCGGCGGTGCGTGCGGGACTTGAGAGGATTGATTTTGATAAGATAATTTTAAACCCGGAAAAGGTCGTTGAGAAACATCGGCCGAAGCCGAAACAAGAAAAAGGGAGCAGGTGGTAAATGGCGAAACTAAGCGGCATGAAACAGATATGCAACTATTACAATCGTTCGGAGGCGACGATTATAGCGCTTCACAGGGATTATGATTTCCCGATAGTGATGCTTTTAGGTTCATGGGAATCTGACACAGAGTTAATCGATCAATGGCGGATAGACACACTCCGAAAAGAGTTGGGGTTGCCGGCTGAAGTTAAGGAGGAGACGGGGGTTAAGAAGAAGGGGAAGAAATAAGCGCCACCTCAAAAATTCCAAGCTTTCCACAAACTGAGAAAGGCTTAATCGGTTTGACGTTATCAAGCACCCAAGCCCACATGCCGGGGGCGTAAAACCCTCCGGCGCGCCTGGCATCCTCCGGAACAAGCGGCCTGTAATCGACCAGCTCCACAACCGCCACGGCGCACCCGGCGTTTCCACCCTCCGGTTTTTTAGATGTGCATATGAGGAGCGGTCCCCGGTGATGGGTTCGGCGTGACCGGACTTCGATTGTTTTTAACCCCTGAGCGATCATATCCGCCCAGGGGTTTTTGACTGAGAGCGCTTTCATCGCTGTTCTTCCCTGCGTTTTTCGAGCCATTCCGCAATAAGGACGAGGACTTTCACGCGCATCGGGACGCCGACGATAGCGCACTGGACTTTAAACTCCTGCCATAGCTCGGGCGGGACATCTCGTATTGATACGGATTTGTCTGCCATAATTTCCTTTCTGCCCGGTTGCCCGGGCGCGTGTGTGGTTTTATTTTGATTCGCAAGCTTTGGCATAATTTTTGTACAATTTTTTAATTATTGCACGGTCAACGTTTCGTGCCTCAGCTTCTTTTGCTGCCCTAAAAATATCTTTTGCGTTTTTTAATTTTAATGCTTTTTCTATATCCATTTTCTCCTCCATGCCCGGATACCGCCGGGCTCGGGGTTTGAATTAAGCTTCCAAGGCCAACTTGAGTGCGACGGCGAAATCGAACTTTGCGCCGAAATCGGCAAGGAAATTAAGATGGGCCTCGACATTTTCTTCTGTCACGTCGAACCCGGCGTCAACCGCTTTGGGGATGAGTGGTGCGCGTTGCTCGTCCGCCAACCACTTGGGCACAGACCGGCAGATTCAGACTAATGACACCGTTCTCGTAGAATCGGACGCTATTCAGATTGAGCATTTTCGCGATAGTCGCCCC